TTATTGAACGGCTCGCTTTTCGTCGGGTTGCTTATACTTGTTTTCATAAATTGTCTGGTGTTCCGGGCATCGGAGATCCTCTGTATCCCAGAGGTGTGCCAGGGTGAGGTAAAAATCGTATTGCTCATTAGCTGGTTTGAATAAATCGGATTGCTGTTTCGAGCTTTGTAAATGTTCCGGTAAGGTGCCATCGTGGTTCTTCTCCGGTAGCATCAAGCCTGATCTCCAAAGTCACTCCCAGATCTGGGCGAGTTACTTTTACGGCTTCTTTTGCCGACGCTAGGTCGATTGCCTGGACGGCGCTTGTTGGTGAATTTTTGGGAGGGATCGAAGGTGAGTTTTCTTGGGACATTGGTTCTTGTAGTGTTGGGAGGACAACCGGGTTCGGAGTAACCTTCTTTGGTTGCTAGTTCGTTTTGATTCCAAAAATATTTTTCACCTTCAATGACTTGTTTGGATAAGGAGTTCCAATATGCCTTTTGTCCGGGTGATAGATTTTCAAAATCATCAATTTCGTGATGGGTCGAAGGGGTGTTTTGCTTTTTTGCTTGTTTCATCTTGATGGCTTGTTGCTTCGTATATGTATGTTGGGTCAGTTTCTAATAGGTCTAGCAGGGAATTGATGAGGTGTATTTTCAATGTTGCTTTGGTGGTAAAGTTGCCCACCAGACCAGCGTTATTTACTTTCAATATTGTGATGGCATCCTCCATCTCTTCCAGGGCTGCGTCTAACGCAGCCAAGGAAGAGTTAAGGTGATACCCACAGACTTCTTTTGGGCTATTCATTGATGGTTAGTTTTGCACAGACTTCTGCGATGAATTGCCTAAATTTTTTGTGGTATCCAAGAGCTAACTTACTAGCCAACTCCGGGTTTTCTATTTTGAGAATTTGGCAATGCATATTGCAGTCCTCAAGTGCTTCTATGGTCTGGTTCTTGATGTTACCCAGGTCTTCCCCAAAATAATCGAGAAACTTTTTCCAATTATCCTGGTCAATCATTTCCATTAATTGAAGGGAATGTGTTTCCTTGCTATCAGTAATTGTAGCTGGATCTAGACCCTCTGATTCTGTCCAGCTCTTACTCGCATCATCAAACAAGCCTGGAAGAGCATCTAGGTCATAACTGCACTTTTTTAGGTAATTAGCGACTTCTCGCCATGAATGAGGTAGTAAGTCACCTAACTCGTAACACCTGTGAATTTCATTTAGAACATCGATCAAAACTCTAGCGTTTTGGTGGCGGCGCACTTTTTTCCCTGATTTGCTTCTAGGTAAATTTTCAGGTTTAGGTAGAAGGTTCAGTTGGGTGTAAATCTCCTCTGAAGTGGGCATCGATTCACAACCAAACCTATAAACCTTTCCTTCCAGCCAGCCACTCACGGGTTTAAGTTTCACTAATTTATAACGATAGCCTTTTTCTATCATTGATCCCACTCTTGTGGCGTTAACATGATTCCCTTTGCGGGCGATTTTAGTATCTGTGTTCATATGATTTATATTTGTTTGTAATTAAACTTAGGTATCAAATCTGGGGCATTAAAGTTATTGAGCATTAAATTCCGCTTCTTTTTTCCCTTAAAAATTATGTCAGTTAAAGTCATGTGGGTGTGGTGCTATAGTGCTGGGCAGTATGTAAATGCTGCCCGTGCTAATAAAATTGTGGTGTCTGTATGGTCAATGGAGTGATCATGGCATTGGGCACACTCCAAAACGGTGCCCACCTTAAAAAGTGATAGCGTTATGCGACACACCACTCCAAAACCGTAACCACTCCTACACCCTAACCGAGAGATCTTTTTCTTTCGGTCAGGGTGGGGCTTGGTAGGAGGGGCTGTAGGCGCACGGTGCGTTATCGTCGTTTTCTTTTTTTGCGCACCTTTTGGTTTGGAAAGCTTTGCAGCCAGGCGTTCCAACGCTGTGCCAATTGCATAGCCTCGAGGCGGGAACCAGCTTCCTTCGGAATATCTGGCAATCCCGTGCCCCTGGCTAACCTGGGCCCAATCGGCACAATGCCAAGAACAACCGTTTTGAGTTTTATTTTCCATCCACCGGATTCCTCAACTGCGATTGCTTCCCGACCGAGATCGGGATATTCTTCCATTACTTCGATCTCGGGTCATATTTTTTTATTTTAAACCAAACCTCGGAAATCGCCTTGAAGAGCTGCCAACCTTTTTTGACTTCCTCTGGTTTGTAACCGTAGATTTCAACCCTTCCAGGCTCCGTGGAGCTGACGAAGATGTTGACACCGAAAACCTCATTATTGAGAACCGCCTCTTCTCCATAATATCCGCAAGAATACGCTCCGATCTGACAAATTTCCTGTCCGTATGGAGTCATTTTGTAGTTCGGATGAGATTTTCTGGTTTTGTAATCCACAATCATTTTTGTTCCAGATTGGTTTGAAGCGACGATGTCGATGCACCCGCCAAAACCATGTTTCTCAGACGCGAATGAATACTCGCGCTTGTCGAAGGAAATGCCCTTCGATTCCTTCCACTCGATGATGGGTTCCAATTGTAACCGGAACTCTTCATCAAGTTTCTCGCCATTAAAATAATTTTCAGCAGCAGCGTGAAAACGAGTCCCGTAATCAGCAGCTTGCGAAGTTTCTCTATAGGCGAGATTATTAATCCTTTTGCAGTAACCTTCAGGTTCCTCGCCCTCAATGGGAGGGTTATGGAAAGCAGCCTTACCCACTTGCTCTTTAATCCACTTGGTGAGCTGGGGTTTATCAAGGATGCCGTTAATGGTTGTTGCACTAGGATACAAATTTTCCTTACGGGCTTCCCGTAAGGTCGTCGGACGCCCATCAGCACGAAAGTGCTGAGGGACGCCCTCGTCATTGTACCAATGATCTGACACGACCTATACATCAGTATGGTACTGAATCGTCTCCGGTTGGTTTTTTATACTCAGGGTCATCACCAGGAATGGTGAACTCACCGCCATCAATGATTTGGTCTTTGTTACTATCAAGAACCGGAGATATGCCTGTGATAGCAGCATACTTGGTTCCTCGAGGGGAGACCTGATGGGAGATGGTCACCTGAGCGCCTCTATTGACTAAATCTTCCGTATCGAAAGAGCCGTCAGTCGGAGGTGTTTTGCCTAACCAGCTAGTGAGGAATTTCATTAGAGCTGATTTGGGAGAACCGCTCTGTCTCATTTCTCTGGTTTGAGCGAAGTATTCCTTTCCGTCTTTTTTGAAGCCAAAAAGGAATCGGATCATGTTCACTTTTTCCATCTCATTAGGGTTGGAGTATTTTGGTCTTTCGACCTCTGCGGTTTCCTTGATCGCGACATTCGTCATGATCATGTTACCTTCCGGGCAAATCCCGGCACCATTATCTGTTGGGAAGCCCGTCATCGAGCTGGCGTTTTGTGTAGCTGTAATAATCATAGTTGCTTTGCTTAGTATTATGTTTCGGGTTAATAAAAATTGATTCTCTGACTCTTCATTAAGTTCAGATTCGATTAAATCCTCGTACATTTCTTCCAGTCTGATTGCGTCTTCACCTACGACTCCATCCGGATCTGTTGGGTCGAAGCTCCAGATTAAATCTCTTTGGGTTGAGGAATTTTCAGTAGTAGAAATCATTTCTGTTTGTTCGTTATGTGGTAGTGAGCGATAAGCCCGGCATCCGCATTTCTGACGGTAATTTTTGCACCTGGTATCAATCGTCTGGCGTGGTCTGCCAGGACCCGCTTTCGAGGATGACCTGACAGACCTTTTAACCCAGACAAGGAGCGCTGCCATACGCGGGGTCTAACTAAAACAAGAGGGAATCCTAATGCTCGAAGCACACCACACACCTCTCCAAAGGATTCGCCTAGTTTAAACCCTCGCGATGACGGCACCGAAATATTCCCGGTAAATGCGGGAGGATGTTCGACCACCGCAGAAAGCGAGTGGTCGAACTCAGTTTGTTCCTTCAGTTCCTTCATGTGATCGATAAATTCACCGATCTCATTAAGATTGTGCATCTCGATGCCCTGGATGTTGTCATCGTAAACAATTCCGTATGCACCTGACTTTCCAGGATCGACTGACACTAATTTGTTCAATCTAAGGAGACCCCCACCGATTTTTCTACATCACTCTGTAGGAACCGAACAACACGGCTATTTATATTAAGGGTCTCCCATTCGAATTGCTTTGCCCATCGTCTTACGGTCTTTGCGGAGACTCCAAGTTTTTCTTGAATATAACGATTTCGGACAAATTTTTTCGGTGGTTCGGGAGTTTTCGGGAGGTATTTATTCTCTGTCATAAATTTGAACATGAAGGATGCCGTACAAAAAAAGAAGTAAAAAATGTTATTTGGGTGTTTTTTTCTTCTCATGGGCACTACATCTAGTGGTTTGATTAATTTAATACCCTTATATTTAGGTTTATGACCAACTTTTTTTATGTGCCGTACATTTTTGTCATGACATTTATTATTTGCACTCTTTTCGCCTTTTTTCTACTCATTTTGCCCCGTATTTTGCCATTACTTGCCGTTATTATCGGTTTGTACGGTATATTCAGTTGACTTGGATTGCGTACAAATATTATTTGAACCTGTGGACAACGATAAAGATCTTACGGAATTAAGATACATTCCTGATAATGCCCTTCCCCCTGATAAAGATCCCAGACCTCAGACTACTGAAGATTTAATTAGCCGACATAAATGGCTGTCTGAAATTCACTATGAGGGCATGACCGTACGGTTAAATGAAATTTTAGCAGACGCTCTTGCGGTTGGTATTCCTGAAGTTGAAATTAAAGAAATTTTTTCTGAACCACTTCCAGCCGATGATGAAACTGCAAAAATGGTATTAAGAGACAGGATGATTGGTCTTTATACTTCAATAGATCAAAGGAAGAATAATTTATCTGTATCAATGAGTAGGAGCTTAGATTATTGGAAGCGCCTGTTGGATTATGATAAAAAAATTAGAGCCTTTCAACCTAAGCTCAATGAATACATGGTACTTTGTAGACGCTTGAACTCTGAAGATTGGAAGTATGCAGAATGGATACACACAAAATTTGAAGAGTGGGTCAATGTTCCAGGACAAGACCTGATTAAGTTTGAAGAAGGAGAGGGGCAATACATTACGCCAAGATTAAAATACCAGGGGAAAAGGGATCTAGATGTTGAAAAGTTAAAAGAACTTTTCACGCGAGTAACAAAACTTTATCAAAATTATCAAGGCTTTGCTGAAGATTTGCTTTATAAACAATTTCCCTGGATCAGGAGAGAAGTTGAAGAATTGAAAAACATGGACAGAGCTTTGGCTCTCTTCCCAAAGATCCCGCCTGAGGCATGGGATAAGGGGCAGCGTGAATTAAAGATTAGCGATATAGGCATTGAAGAGCTAAGAAAAGTGACAGGCAAATTTCGTGGAGAAGTTTGGCTGAACAATAAATTGGACACTCTTAGATGGAAGGCTAAATCCGAAATTATTGACCTTGCTCGATTAGTATCCAAGACCGGTAAAGTTGGTACCAAGGCAGCCCAAGCCAAGGCGGTCAAAAGAAAATTCAGGGGATTGAAACCAGCTGGAGAAAATGGGGTAGATTACAATGAAATAAAAGCCAAAGAATCTCATTGGAAAGATGGGTCAGCTTTTGCGGTTGGTGACACCATTTACACTTTTGTTAAGGATGAAACTAAGTTTTGGACAAAGGATGTGATTCTTTACTTGCACACCAAAGAGCAAATAAAGGAGTGCTATGATCAGCTTTACAACGAATTTAAATGGAACAGGTTACCAGGAGATCCCCTGGTAAAACCTACAGCCGAGGATCTCGCGTCGGAAATGGGTTTGGATACAAGAATTGTGGGAATGTTTCTTAGCTAATTTGAGTTCTTAAAAGCTAAAACAGACCAAACTTTTTCTTAGTCCCATGCTTCAGTTGATTTTCTTTTAGCCTCTTTTTTGATTCTTCTAGCCAAAACTCACCTTTAACAACTGCTTTGGCAATTGCTTCATGATGATCGTTCAAATCTTTCAATGTTCTTAATTTCCAATCGAGGTCACCTTCATCGTCGAGAATTTCAAATTTACCATTATCATAATCAATCCTAGGACTACATTTTTTAATAACTGCTTCTAAATATTCTTTAGTTTTGCGTGAAAAATGTGGTGATTGTCGAACTCTATCGTACATCTTATCTTCCAGTTTACTGAGTTCTTTGTACTTTTCATCGATAGTCATCAGATGACTGATATGATTTCTCAAAAGAATTTCAAGAGGTATGATACTTTAATCTTTCCAAGGGGCAGATTAGTGGGCTTTTCCCAAGGTTAGTATCCATCCAAATAGAAAAAATATACCGAAACCTAAAGCTGCTGAAGGTGGAAAGAATACTAAAAAGAGGTATTGATGTTCCCATGTTTCAATCCATGAAAAAAAGGCTTTAGTTCTCCAAAATCTTTTTGGTATCCGATCAGAAGCTGTTTTTACACGCATCCCAGACTTATCAATTTTGTATAGGAATTTAAGAAATAAGAAGTAGAAGAGAAAGCCAAAGCCGAAAACACATAAAGCCATTTTTTACCTGAAGCAAATTACGCGCCTACGACCAACTAGGCGTTTTCAATCTTTCCAAAGGTCAGGGGTAGGGTAGCGCACTTAAAGCCAATATTCTTGCACAGGCTTCACCAAAATTACTTGGCATCTGGGCTTTGGGTTGGTTAGGAGTTGGGGATGAGTTATATTTATTTAGTTAATTGGGATGATAAAGAAGATGATGATGCAATGGAGATTGTTAATGATACTCCATATGGTGCTTACAGGCAGTTTCTTGATGAAAACGAATCAAGACCTATTGCAGTCAAAGTATGTGTTAAAGGCGAATTTATATCTAAAAAATTTGATGAACATTTCGACAAACCTCCTGAGAACATGGAGTCTGCAAACCAAGATGTTTCCCCTACAGACCAAACTCAGCAAGAGATTCTCAGCCAACTCAAGCAAATCAATTGGGCTATCAGAATTGGATTCGCTTTCATTGCAGCAGTTGTAGCAGGGATTATTAAGCCTGGTATCTTTGGGTAACATTCTCCCCTCCAGACCTCCCCTCCGTTATTCCTTTACCCGATTCCGAAGCCCGTTAGGGCTTTCGGAATGTACGGTGTTTACGGGGTAACCCCTTAGACCCGTTACCCCTTATCCCCTTAACGGGAGGATAACCCGATTATATCAGAAAAGAAGTAGAAATGCTCAGGAAAATGAAATTTGTATCATATGTCCTCAACTTCCCCTTCAATTGCATCCTTTTTCATGTCTTCGAGTTCCCGTTTTACATCCGCAAGGGTTAAGGTTTTGCGTACTTCCAAGGTGTGGGTTGCCATGCCCTGGTCTTTCCTGGTGTGGTCACGGAGGATCCCCCAACAGACCGGTAAGAGGGTAGCGGGTACCTCGTCTTTTTCGAGCTTCTCGACTAGCCTAATAAGAGCTGTTTGGGAAGCATAGGTAGTGAGGCTCTTAGTCATGGATTCAACCGCTTGAATAGATTCCCGTTCACGGTTCATCACGGCTGATACCGTTTCGGGTGAAACTTTATTATCCCGTGCTATCCGGGTAACGGGCTTCCCGGATGCAAGTTCTTGCACCACTCTTGCATAGGTTTCTGGACGCTTCTCCAGGAGCTTTTGCCCCGTGTATATGGCTGGACAAGCATCCTTCGGCTCAAGAGCCGAAGGCAGAGTAGTGTCCGTTACGATTTGTCGTTTTTTCTTGGTAGGCATGGGAGTTATGGGTTAGGAGGTTGGGATGAGTTTAGTTGAACGAGAGCTTGAATTTAAAAACGAGATCCTGAAAAATATTAAGGGTCTTGCTATGCTTAGTCTTATAATTTCGGTAGTTTGTTTAGCTATTTTGATCTGGAATAATTTCCAACTACCCGAAGGTGAAATCGCAGATGTAAAAACTCCTTTTGTAGTTTTCATTACTTACATTTTGCCAATGAGTTACATTGTCAAACAATGTAACAAAGTGTTCATGAAAGATTCAGTAGAGTGAAATGGATCACCGTAAACATTTGAGATTCCGATATCATTGTGAGCATTGCGATAAGGATTATCTAGAGAGGGTAGAGGAGCAGAACCTCGAGGGTCTCGATAATGTCCAGCGATTGATCAAAAGAGATGAAGGGCACAAGGTTGAGCGTGATTGCCCTGATTGTGGTAGGCTTGGGATTCCCCATGATATGTGGGTTGCGAGAACAACGGGCGTTGAAAATAAACCTAAGATATTCAAAACTCTTGCCCTGTTGGTAGTGTCGCTTGGCTTTCTCATTGGGATGTATTGGTGGGCTGTTTCAAGTGGTAAGCCTTGGCAGCCCTGAGGGTTTTTGTTTAGCGTACATTAATCATAGACTGATAGGTGTAAGTGTGTCCAAAGAACATTAAAAACAGAAGTCAATTAGACATAATCATTCTTTTGCGAACCAACTAAAAAAGTTATATCCTGATGCATGACTCTCATTATCAGTACTTTGCGAAATATTTAGTATTTTCGCCTGGTTTCGTTTTATTAGATTTCTGACATTTTAGTAGGGGGGGAGGGGGTTCGGATCGCCCGGCTCAGGATCCCGCGAACCTATTAACTCATTTATTTTTTTTGCCCAAAAGGGGAAAGATGAGGCACCTACTTCTTTTTCTAGAAAAAATTGTTCAAGATGGAATTTAGATGGCAATCACTTGGACAAAACATCCCATCCTGGACGGGGTTATCCCGACTAAGGATGAGATGGTAAAAATGGGTCCCGACAAAGTCTTAGAGCTTTGGGAAAAACGGGAAGAAGCAATTCGTCTGGAAAAGGAAGATCCGTATCGGTTTGGCTACGAAATCCCTGAGATGTGGGAGATGGCTGACAGGGAACTTGAGACACATGGCGAATTGCTTATCGCTGGTGCTAACCGTGCAAGCAAAAGTGAATATTGTGCGAAGCGTGTTTGCCAGGCTTTGGTGGAAAATCCAAACACGACAATCTGGTGCTTTTCAGAAACCGCACAAACAAGCGTGTCTACCCAGATGCCCCTTATTTGGAAGTACCTTCCACCCGAGGTTAAGAAAATGGGAAGAACGGCTATTGGCTATGTTTCCTACAGCCTTAAGCTAGGTTTTACTCAGGCAAAATTTACGCTGAACAATGGGTCTGTTTGTTTGTTCAAACACTACTCGCAAAGCGTCGATACGATTGAGGGTGCTGAACTTGGCTGCCCCCATAAGGTGAAGCCGGGAACTTTCAATATCGCTTTTTGGGCAGATGAACTTTTGACCATGCCGATATTAGAAAGTTTGCGTTTTCGGAACATCACAAGGGCTGATTCGGAAACTGCGATACCGGCTCGCGGATTGATTAGTTTCACGGCTGTGAAAGGCTGGAATCAGACGGTAAAACATTTCATGACGGGTGCAAAAATCCTGGAGGAAAGAAAAGCAGAACTCTTACCAGGTGAAAAAGTCCCCGTCCGTATGCAACCGATTCGCAAAGGCTCATCGGTAGTGTTTTTTCATTGTGATAAAAACCCATTTGGGGGCTACGAATCCATGAAGAAGCAGCTGGAAGGAATGGATCGTCAAACTATTTTGACCCGAGCTTATGGATACCCGTCCCGCCAGGCAGAGACCCCGTTTCCACTTTTTACAGATCAAAACATCCGGGATCTAAAAGATATTCCGATATTAGCAGATCCGAAAAACAATCCAGCTACCTGGTATTTAAGTTGTGACCCAGCGGGGGCACGCCCTTGGTCGATGATATTAATCGGAGTGGATTCTCATGGGGTCGCTTGGGTAGTGGATGAATTTCCTGATGTTAACGGTTTCGGCATTTGGGTTGATTTTACAAAGGGTGACAAAGGTAAACCCGGTGACGGACAGCAAAGCCTTGGCTGGGGCATTGCGGATTATGCAGAGCAAATCCGCTCTATGGAAAAAAGCAGAGAAGTTTACCGAGTAATTGACCCGCGAATGGGTGCAGCCTCATATGCAAAAGCAGAAGGCTCTTCCAATATCATCGATGATTTAGCGGATGAAGACATAATAATTTATCCGGCTGAGGGTTTGGATGTTGATCAGGGCATTCAAGCGATCAATAACCTTTTAGCCTGGAATCAGAACGAACCAATGAGTCGGACAAATTGTCCGAGGTTAATGTTTTCGTCTGATTGCCAAAACACAATCTCATGCTTGCAAGAATGGAGACATGACGGGGACGCAAAACACCCGGCAAAAGATTTCTGTGATTGCCTAAGATATTTTGCCGTGGGTGCCCATCGCTTCATTTCAGATGACGATTGGATTGCAACAGGAACCGGTGGTTACTGATGTCGAAGTGGGAACACAGATCCGACACCCGACAGGGGGATATGGCTCACGGCATTACTTTTTTAATGTGGGAACGCTCTATGAAAGATTGCCGGGGCGAAGCTGCCTTCGAAAAAGATAAATTCCATTTGGATGGAAAGGTTTCCCTTACTTTAGCCCTCAATCAAAATAAATATGGCGATGAGCTGATTGCCCAATGCTTTGGGCAAGCAGGGTCTATCAAACCCAGGCGAGCAAGCCGGTACTGCCGGGTACAAGTGTATTTGGGTAAGGCAGATCTAGCGACTGCCGAAACTCTAGAGGAAATCGCGAAAAAAATTCGTGAGAAGGAAAATAAATGAGAGATGAAGAGTTGATGGAAGATGCCCTTGAGAAATTCCAATTCGAAGCCAGGGCAAAATTTTTAAAAGGAATCCGGGAACACAATCCTGACGGAACCAAGGGATTATCAAAAATGCACATATTGCAAAAGGTGGACGCCTGTCGTGAGGAAATTATCGATCTGTTTTTTTACCTACACGCCATCGAGCAAGAAATCTTGGACGGAAGAAAATGAGTGTATCTGAAGAAACCAAAGAACAGGTGCTAGAACTTCGTGCTGAAGGTCTGACTTACGAACAGATTGCCAAGAAGGTTAAGATTCGAAAGTCAATCGTAGGTCAAATCGTTAGATCCCAGGAAGCAGCCAATGTGAAAGAGGGAATGATTAGGCAAAGTACCAATAATCCGCTACCAGAATCTGAAATTCTGGATGCTAAAGTTCTGAAGCCATGCGTGAACCCAAGGATCATCATGATTTATTTTGGGGAAAGAGAAAACCAGGCAAAATGCGTGGTAACTCCTGGATACAATTACCCGTATGATAAGGAAATAAAAGTCAAAAAGGTAGAGTTTTCAGAGGCAGAGCCACTTTACCGGATCGTTTGAGTAAAAATGATACAGAGGAAACTCCGGAGGTACGGAATATGAGGATTGATGCAATGCTTAAGGAACTAGTGGTAGAGAAGGCTCTTGAAGCAATTATAAGTAATCATGAAGAGCCTACGGTAATGAGTAGAACCGAAATAGCGGAATTCGTTGGATGTTCTAAAGATACGATTCGACGCATTGAAGAAAAAGCCCTGAGCAAAATGAAAAAACATTGGGCATAATTAACATTTATTATGGCGGAACCAGAAAACGATATACAAGAGTACAGCCTCGAACCTGACATCGATGCGCTGAAAAATGATTTTGAACGATGCAGACGAAATCTTTCCTATTACCTAGATATTTCTCAGGAGGCGAAAGATCTTAGAAAGGATATTTGGGCGGGTAAAACTAAGTCAGCTCGCAAGGAGGGAGAGGATAGCTTTCCTTGGCAAGGAGCAAGTTCTTTGGATCCATGCCTAATTGGGCCCATCGTAGATTCTGATGTAGCAACTCTTACATCAGCTGTATCGAAAGCCAACATTACCGCAGCTCCTGTTGAGGCTTCAGATATTTCTTCCGCTGCGATTGTCACAAACTTTATGAAATGGAGATTAAGCTCTATGGATGAGTTCCCCAGGGAACTCAACATCGGGGCAAACTATCTCCAGGAAAATGGAATATGCTTTTTCGGGGTTAGCTTCAAAAAAGAAGTAACCCGTGTTCTTCGTCCACTATCACTTGAGGAAATAGCCGCCATCCTTCCTGAATTGGTATCTGCTCTTGCAGACGATGAACTAAAGGACAGCTCCCTGGAAATGCTCCAGGGAGCTTTTCCTGAAATATCCAAAAGTCGGATCCGTAAAATGTACAAGGAACTCCGGAGGGATGGAGTCACGGAGGTACCACAAACAAAGGTAGTAACTTCACGTCCTACCGTCCGGGCTTATGAGCTTGGTCGTGATCTGATTATAGACAGCAATATTCAAGACCTCCAAAGTGCCCGTGCAATTTATTGCACCCACTATCTGACGCCTGAACAATTAATGGGTAAGGTTAAGACGGATGGATACAATAAAGATTTTGTCGAAGAAATTATCGAGAATACTACCGGCAATTATGAGAATGCCTACGATGGATTTTCTGAAGCCTTGCTGACCGGGCAAAACGAGGCACCTGATCATTACGATGGTTTAGTCCGGTTAGTAACTGCCTACAGAAAGGAAATAGACGAGGATGGAGTGCCCATATGTTGCGTTACTATTTTTTCAGAGCATGGGGAAGGGTATGCCAAGAAATACATCATGAATGTAGATCAAGGATCTTACCCATTTGTTTGCATTACCCGCGAACAATTAACCCGCAGACTTTTTGATTCCAGAGGAATACCAGAACTTCTCAGGAGCCACTCCATTGCCGTAAAATCTGAAATGGATCAAAGGCGCGATGCAGCAAGTCTAATGACTTGCCCACCCCTTGAATATACAATTGGTAGGCGCCCGGAAAAGGTGGGCGCGGGTAGCCAGATTCCTGTCAGAAGAAGGGGAGAGGTCGGGTGGCTTGAGACCCCTAGGTTTAACCCGGCAAGCACCCAGGTAGAAATGGAACTCAGGAACCTAGCTGCAAGAATGACAGGTCGTGCAACCTCAGAGGCAGATGCAGTAGAGGCAAATATTTTAAGACAATCTCACATTAATAATTGGCTACATGGGATTTCGCAGATCATGAGAAAAATGTGGGTTCTGGATCGAACATACAACTCTCAGGTTTTCTTTAGAATTACGAATAATGCACAAGGGCAACAAATCGTAATGGATGAGACTGCCCATCAATATGACTTCATTCTCACATTCAACTCGATCAACAACGACGAACAGAAAGTCATCGAAAAACTTCAGGCGGTCGGACAAATTATGGCTCAATACGATAGGCAAGGACAAGCAAGGTACGATGTTTTCCTCCGGACTTTCCTCGATGCCATCGACCCGAACCTTGCCGGGCAACTCATTGCACCGGGTGAAGAAGCGACCACAAAAACGATAATGGAAACCAGTATGGACATTGCTAAAATTTCTAGTGGTCAGGTCGTTAATGCTCCCACGAAAGGTGCAAATCCACAATTAAGACTTCAAGTTTTACAGCAGTACGCCCAGGGAACCGAGCAGATCCCCGCTGAGGATGTCCAGCAACGCCTACAACAGGACGAGAAATTCAGAGAGCGGTTGCAGAATTACGAAAAGCAACTGACCTTTCAAATCCAACAGCAGCAAAACGCATTAACCGGTCAGCTTGGAACTCCCCCAGGTAATGTTCCTGGTGCAGCAGCTTAACCATGCCAAAGAAGAAAGCTGTAAAACTTAAGATGGGAGTCCATAAATCCCGCAAGGGTGGACTAACTGCAAAGGGTAGGGCGAAGTACAACCGGGAAACCGGCTCCAATTTGAAGGCACCGCAACCAGGTGGTGGTAAAAGAAAGAAATCATTTTGTGCCAGGATGTCTGGAGTAAAGGGTCCCATGAAGGATTCTAAGGGTAGACCAACTCGTAAGGCTCTAGCCCTCAAACGATGGAAATGCTAATGAAGAAAAAAGGATTATACGCAAACATTCACGCCAAAAGAAAACGGATCAAATCTGGTTCCGGTGAAAAAATGAGAAAACCTGGAACCAAAGGATCACCAACATCTGGTGCTTTCCGTAAGGCAGCCAAGACGGCAAAGAAAAGATGAGTATTGAGAGATCAATTACCGTTCTTGAGGGACTTCCAGAATGGAAGTCTGTACTTGAGTACCTGAATAATGAGCGAGAAACCTTATTAAATGATTTCCATTCAGCTGAACTCATGACCCAGCCCTATGTTCTAGCCAGGATCGGTGGAGAAATCGCAACGATTGATCGGATCCTAAAACAATTTGAAAATGAGCAGCGTTAAAGAAATTCAACAATTTGAAACGGTAATTCGTGAAACCCTAAATTCCTGGTTCGAGGAATCTGACCTAGAGGTAGAAGAACTTGCTTCCGCTGCGGTGAAGGCTCTGGAGGATTGGCTGGATGAGCCAACTGTCGAGTTTGAGCCTGAGGGCGGTTAGTCTTTTACTTGGCTGAACCCTTTCGGAAATAGTCTGCGTATGTTACAACAAATTGTACCAAACTATCATGTAAGTTACTCTTCATCATCGGTATTGCTGCTTCCCCATCCGCCCAACCATTTTTTGCAACCTTCATTCTCCAAAGGTTCGCAAACTTTTCGGAATAGTAGCTTGAAATATCTTGATGGTATTTCCTTACCCACTTGTCAGCTTCCCACTCTGCTTTAATGGGTGAAAATTCTTGGAAGTATGTTCTCCATTTATTTTCTCCGGCAGGAGTATCGGTTGTATTCAGCCTTCTAAGAAATTCAGTTCTTAGTGCTATAATTGCCTCCTCTTTTATTGCCTTTGCTTCAGGGTCAGCTTTGGAAGGCTTAGATGTAGGTGAAGACGCACACCCAAACATCAACAGACCGACAAACAGAGCGAATAGTGTAGCTTTCATAATTTCCTTAAACCACCACACCCCACCATCGTCAAGTTTCCTGAGCAATCTCAGTTCCCAAATATCATTGCTTTTAGTTGTTTTAAGTTTAACTACCGCTGCAAAAACCTAAGTAAAATATTAAAATTGCAGCTGGTGCGATTAGGCAAAGAGACAAAATAAAAGTACCTGAAAATCTACTTTGTTCTGCTGGTTTCCATAAAAGTTCATTTCTTACTTCATCCAAAGGCGGGTCGTTTGCGTAAATGGTCTTATATTCAAATTCGTCAGCTTTAATTAATGGGTTATTAGGAGAGATCTCTATTGTTGCACCACACTTTTTACATTGATGTGTTCCGGCATGATTTTCACCAGCTTTGATAAAATGAGTTGTTTCGCACTTTTCGCAAACCGTGTACCATAATCGGATTAACTTTGGATCATTGGGAAACACTTTTTTTCTTGAAAAGGGTTATCGAGAAATATCTTTTTCCCGAAGTCTACTAAAAGCTAAAGGGTAAACATATACTGCTAGAAAAACTAAAGAAATAAAAACATACCAAGCAATTGTCCAATAGAGAACATAATCCCTGCTTTCTCCATTGGGCCATTGTGGCTTATCAATCCAATCTTGCAGAAAGATGGTGTAACCAATCATGTAAAAATTAAACCAACAGAAAATTGCAGCTTTTAAGAAAAATGATAATTTTCTAAAAATTGGAAGCTGTGACCAAAAATTTTTCCCCGTGGAAAAACTCTTTCCACAATTTGAGCAAATCTGTTGAGGCTCACCAAGTGCATGATTTCCAATTAACCACCAAAGACAGCCACCCATTTCAGTATCGTAAACATGATTACAATAGGGGCAGCTTTTTTTACTTGTTACTAGAATCATAAGAACACTTATCGTACCTGACTAGTCTTAATGTAAACCCTGCTCCTTATAATGAGCGTGTCGGTAAGTATAGACTTGTTGTACATCTTTCCTGAAAGTTTTCTCAATATTATCAAGTCCTCGGAGCATCATATTCTTATCTTCAGCAAATTTGAAAGACTGATTAATTAAAACATATTCCCATTCGTTTTTTAACTGGTCTACACACCAATCAATTTCCTTGGAAAAATATTTTTTTGTGAATTGGGCAATTTCAAATTCATTACGACAGCTAGCAAAGTCTTTTGTAAAATTAGGCTCATCCTCTATTTTTGTTTCCCATACCTTATCGAGCTTCTCTATATATTTTTTTACTAGAGGGGTATATTTTTCATTTAAGGAAGATTTATCGGTTGGTCTATTGCTAGAAGCACAACTTGAGAAAATCAAAGCGATTAGACAAATGGTCAGATATTGCATCTGCTAAAAAAACACTACGGCAAAGTACCGGTCAATGCATTTGAATTTTATTACTGTTTTTGCAGATAATCCTACTGAACTCTAATTCCTGAGCAATCTTGGTTCCCAAAGTTCATAATGAAGTTTGGGAAGGTGTATCTACATCTTCCAGAAGAGTGCGAACTTAATCAAATCGTAGGAAAATGGAAAATACACAAACCGACGAGGCTCCGGTCGAAGAAACGGGAGCAGAAGAAAATACCAACGCGAATCTTTCAATTGAAGACTTGGCAAAATCCTTCGTGGAGAAAGTCGATGATCAACCGGAAGATACTTCCACTACTGAGGCAACCGAGGATGTTACCGAAACCGAAGTTGTAGATGCAGAAGAGGAACTAGAAAGCGACGATCTTTCACAGTCTAACGAAGATGAGGATGATTCCGAAGAGGATGCCGAAGATGTTAGTCAGCCGAAGGGACTCCAAAAAGCCCTCAAGCAGATTAACCGACTTACCGCCCGTGCTAAAGGTGCGGAGGAAGAGGTTGCATCCCTTAAGGAACAAATAGAAACCATCAAATCCAAACCGGCGGAAGCGGAGGAATCTGAAACACCGGCTCTTGATCAAATCAACACCCTCAAAGATCTTGAGGCTCTCCGAAAAGAGGCACAAGCAGCAAGAACCTGGGCATTGAAAAACATTCGGAAAGATTATGTGTCTGAAGGAGACAAAGAGTACACAGGCGATGATGTTTCAAACATCCTGGAGCAAGCGGAGAATTACTTGAATGAATTAATTCCCCAGCGCTCACATTACCTTCAACAAAAAGAGCAATGGGCAGAGGATACCCAAAATGTTTTTCCTTACATAGGAGAACAGGACGGTGCTGACTACGAGCAGTTTTTACAGATTCGAAATAGCGATCTGTATAAACCAATGCTTGATGCCCTTCCTAATGCAGATTTTGTAACAGCTCTTGTAGTCGAAGGAATGAAATCAGTTAAGGCTCGCCAGAAGGCGAAGCCGAAACCTAAAGCCAAAACCCCACCATCTTTAGATCCAGGTGACGGAGTGGTACCACCATCCGAATCCAAGGAAGTTAGACAGAAAAGAAAGAAAGAAGCAGCCCTAGGCAATGGAAACATTTCGGTAAACGATTTCGCAAAACTTCTAACCTAACTTTTTAAAATGGCACAAGCAACTTCTGTAAACATCACTTCGGTGCAAGGCGCACGCGAAGATTTATCTAACCAACTTCGTCGGGTAAATCCCGAGGAAACTCCCATGTATTCTCTACTTCCACAATCGGCAGCACCAAAGGCAGTCGAAACTTCCTGGATGGTAGATGATCTCCCTGCACCTGATTTCGCTAATCCTTTAGCTGATGGTACGGACTTAACCTTTGACGGTTCTTACACCAATGAAATCGCCAACCGTGTTCGGCTGTCGAATAAAATTCAACAGGTGCAAAGGAGTGCAAGCGTAAGCCCGATTGCCGAGCAAGTTGAGGTCGCGGGACCCCAAACTTCTCTTCTGGCAGCGTCAAAAAGTCGGGTACTAACCTCACTAAAGACAGACCTGGAGGCTTTGATCGGTAGTAATAATGTACAAGCTGATGGAACATCTTCCGTAGGCAGTAAAATGTCCGGCCTTTTCCATATCACTAATCCAACTGCAACAAATGGCTTTTTTGATACAACAGCAAAACAGGCATTTCGTTCCGTGGCTGGATCAAGGCATTCAACAGGAACCCTCACCGAGGCTGCTTTCAGAAATGTAGTCCAAAGCATCTTCGAGGCTGGTGGAACAACACAAAGCTATCGTTTGTTTGCGGGTCCAGAATTAATGAATGTTTTGACCGGATTTTCACGGGCACTCAATGTTGTCGGTGGAGCGCAATCGAAGTTTGATGCAAATATCCAAGGCACGAAAATAACTTTGAGTGTTGTAGAATTGGTCTCTGATTACGGTACAATTATAGTCCATCCAGACCTCTTTCTGAATAGAACGAGTGGAGCAGCACCTACTGCATTATCAAAAAAATCCGGAGTATTAATTCCGACTGATGACAATGTTTCATTGAAGGTTTTACAACCTATCACGGTGCAAGATCTCCCTGAGAGTGGAGGCGGTGAACGCTTTCTTACCAGGACGATCATGACTTTGTGTGTACTGAATCCAAGAGCCTTGGGATCAATCACCACCGTTTCCTAAACTTTAACAATCTAACCAGGCGAGGGCTGGGACTGCGTAGCGGTCTCAGCCTTAGCCGTATCTGAATATCATGCCCTTAAATATAATAGTAAGATCCGGAGGACGGAAAAAGATCAGCGATGAAGAAATGGCTGACTATTTAGCCAAGCGAAACAACGAAGCACTTGTTCGCGATAAAGCAACTTACCGGGAGAGAAGCCGGGAAATTAGAAAGGCAGCTGAAAAGATGAAGCTACCAAACGGATTTCGTGTGAAAGGGGTCTACGACGCAAAGATGCTTCATCAGCATGAGATTGCAAACCCAGGTTGCTCAAGTGATCCTGGTTATCTGAAGGAACTCCGAAAGGATAATCCTGAAATGAATATGGAGTGAGAACGGTTTCCTACCAGAATCTTCTTGCGAAATACACCTCCATGCGAGGCGTAGATGTTTTAACTGACGCTGAGAAAATTGACTTCTCCAATTCACTTAATCACAGGATTAAACAGATTTGGACTAAAGCAAAGTGGTCGGATTTAATCGTAGTAGTCAAAAAGACGCTTCAGGTAATCGATACTGAAACATTGAAAGCGGAACATGGTGTTCGAATTGATAATGCTGACGACCTTTTTGATGTCTTTGGCGTTTACAATAAGAACCCGTACGAAGAAAAAAGTGCAGTCAGAATAGACCACACTTTGATCGATGGGCATTTAATTTTACCCCGTTCAACTAATGCCACTACGGTCTTTGTTGTTGGCAGTAAGGTGCCTCATGACGATTACGGAACCGGATATTTCTCGGGACAGGGTAGGGAAGATATCCCTGCATTCATGGAGTGGATGCTTTTGAGCTATGCGATGCATGACCATTATTTGGCAGATGGTCAAAACGATAAGGCTTTGATTGAGTTTCAAAAAGCAGAAGAAAACTTAGCTCAGGCATTAGATCGGTTTGAAAGAATCGAGTCACAAAATCAGGTAACGGTAAATTCCCCAAATGCACCTTACCAAACAAACACAATCTCTCAGCGAAACATATGATCAGCTCATTCTCAGTTTGTGCTAATGATCGTGCAAAGCGCGAAGTCGCTTTGCTTATCAAAAGTATCCGGCAGTTTCACAAATGCCCGATTTTCGTTTTTTGCGATATTGGAGCTAAGACTTTCTTGGAAAGTCTTGGATTCGAAAATATTGCCTACAAGCTAGAACTTGACCCTGACAGGCTAGAGAAAAAGGAGCGACTGACTCGTCATGTGACAGATCAGAATGACTTCCACTCCAAGCCGATCATTCTTTCCAAAATGGACTGCATAGAGTGGGCAGGTTTGGGAGGCTGGTGACACCTTTTTCTGCGATGCAGATATTGTCTTTCTAAAGCCTGTTGATGAAGAAATAGACCGATCAATGGAATTGATGATTTCTCCACACTTTCATGTGGAGGATAAAGTAAACCAAAACAAAACATATGGTGCATTTAACGCCGGATATCTTTGGACGCGGTCATTGGATTTCCCACAGGCATGGAGAGATGTGTATCTTACTCGGTCAAAGTTCTACGAGCAGGAGGGAATGAGGCATTTCTTCGAGCAGTTTGATACAAAGACATTTGGCAAGGATCACAATCTTGGCTTTTGGAGATACCCTAAGAAGTGGACGCGAGGAAACCTTCTTCTACTAGAGCCATCAATAAATTGGGAAGATGTGAAAAGCGTACATTTTCATTCATTTCCTGAGACCTATGCTCATGCAGATAAAGGTTTAATCAAAGGATATGACCTATTGAAGGATTCAATTTTACCTCACTTACCCAAAGAGTTGGAGGACTTTACCAATGCTATATAGCGAGCAGAATAAATGGATGTTCATCCATGTTCCGAAAAATGCTGGGACAAGCCTACAAGCAAACTACACCGACATGGGCTACGATGATAGAAACAAATCGTATGAAAGTAGGTTGGATAATCGTAAAAAAGCAGAGGTAGAGCATTACTTTCCAAATGGAGATGTTGTTCATAACAAATGGAGTTACTTCAAGAATGATCCAAGATTCCAAGGATTCACTCCAATTGCTCTTCTTAGAAATCCTTGGGATAGAGCATTATCAATTTACACTTTTAGCCTAGAGCGAGCCAAGAAAGAGCTTGGTAGTGAATGGGCAAACTACGATCACCCTCTATTGATTAAACAAGGCTTCAAAACAGCCTTGGATGGAAGGTGGTTATTTTGTAGACGACCATGCAAAATCTACAGAATACAACAAAGAAACGATGAGGGCATGGTCTTATCAAGAAGACCAATATTCATGGTTAGATGGTGAAGGTCGATGGTTTCGCTTAGAAGATCAATTAGATGAAATCTGTCAGTTCACAGGTCTAGGTAATCCACCGAAGCTCAACACATCTAAGAGGCTGGATTATCGTTTGTACTACGACGATGAATTGGCTGAAAGGATAGGTAAGCTGTTCGCTAGAGATGTAAAACTAGGGGGGTATACATTCGAATGAAATATTCAGGAGAGTTTTTAACAGGATGGGGAAAAGGTGACCTATTATGTGGCCCCGGTTCACTTGAGAAGTTTGCAAAGCCTTCTAGGGAAAAGCTCAGGCATTGGATTTCTGTGACAGGTGCAAAGTCTATCCTAGAGATAGGATGTGGAGACTTAGTTTGGCATGGAGAGACATTGCCCGATATTGATTACCACGGAATTGATGTGCATGAACGCGATACTTGGAAAGCAAGGCGTGAAGAAGGTGCTAAACTTGATGTCATGGAGGCTAATTCACCAAATCTGCCAAAGGCAGATTTAGTAGTGGCTCGCGATGTTTTCATTCATTTAAGCAATGAATACATTCTCCAGGTACTTGAAAATCTAAGGACAAAAGGAACTTGGTTATTTGCATCTCATGACCCGAATGCTGATTCGAACAGGGAAGAACGCGGTGAGGCTACCTTCAACAAACATGGCTACGGAGTAAACCTAAACGAAGCCCCTTTTGATTTAAAATACCACCACGAACAAGAACCTCCAATGTGGAGAGGGAATGTCACTTTTTACCTTATGAAAGTGCTGATTTATCAAGTTTATGTTCCCACAAACCATGAGGGAAATGCGGTTGATAAACCTAATCCTGAGATTGTGGAGGCATCTGTGGCATCCTTTCGTAGGTACGCTGAAAAATTCGGCATGGACTATGTCTTTGAAAATAAGCCAACCTTTGATCAAGACGAACTACCAAAAGATCGCGATGGTCGCATGAAGTTTTATTGGTCTATGGCTTTATGCAGAGATGATTTCCTGAAATATGATTATGTAATCCATGTCGATACCGACATAATTGCACAGGAAAAAGCAAAAGATATCAGACCTAAGCTCAAAGGAGACTTTTGTGCAGTCCGTGAGTTAATTGATTATCTAGGGCGTTGGTATAACGATATGAATCCATTGCGAAGGGCATGGGCATATCATGGAACTGCTCGTCATTATGGTTACGACGATTTCCAGTATTTTAATTCAGGAGTTTGGGCAAGCTCACCAAAAGCCCGAAAATTGATAAGAGAAAAGTGGAGGGCTTTGGCTTTCAAGAAATGGAAACAACACACACCTGAAAAGTTTCCGTTCAAAATAACCAACCCTTTTAACGGAGACCAAGACATCCTAAATGCAATAGTGCATACATCTGATTTAGAGTTTCATCCATTATCTTGGAATTGGAATGGGTTAATAGATGGAATCAGAGGGGCTTCAAATGCAGATTTTATCCATTACTGCGCGAAGATTGGAAAACTTCACTTCTACTTTCCTGAATGCAACAAGGAAGCACCACTATCTCCAGCACGAATAAAGGAATTGGAGGCGAAACTAAAAACTTAATTTATCATGGCTGATCGCAAATTATCACAATTACCTGAAACAACGAATTTAGCTGGAGATGACATCATTCCTGTTGTCGATACAAGTGAAACCACAACCAAGAAGGTAAAAGTCAGCAATTTACTTGCTGACCAAATCACTTCGGCTGAAAGGACAAAACTTGAAGGTATCACAGAGGGAGCAACCGCGAACCAAACAGATGCACATTTATTGAATCGTGCAAATCACACAGGGACGCAAAGTCTTTCTACACTTTCTGATGTTGGTTCAAGTGCTATAAGAGATGTCCCTTTATTCGGAGACGCCAACGATAGCATGGTTGTTCTCGGCAATGATTCAAGGCTCACAAACGCTCGTACACCAACCGCACACAATCACACCGCATCTGAAATCACAGATTTCAATAGTAGTGTAGATTCTCGGATCACAGGAAGCTCTGATGCTGGTCATGGTTCAGGATCAGTAACACAGCATAATGATGTAACAAATGCCGGAAGCGGATCAATCATCACGACCACAGAGAGAAACAAGCTCGCTGGCATAGCCAGCGGAGCAACTGCAAACGCATCTGATGCTGACCTAAAAAACAGAGCGAACCACACAGGTACACAGACACTTTCAACTATTTCAGATGCAGGAACTTCAGCATCGCTTGATGTCGCAACAGCAGGAGATGCATCCGCAAGCCAAGTCGTGAAGGGAGATGACTCCAGACTTACAGACGCAAGACCACTAATTTTAGCCTCATGAAAATCGTCATATCATTATTATTAGTGTCCCTCACTAGTTGCTCGCTCAAGCAATGGTATCCCACAATGGGAGCTGTAGTAGGAGGGGGAGTTGGTTCACTAGGTGGCCCAACAGGATCAGCTCTTGGAGCTGGAGGAGGTGCTTTAATTGGAGAGGTTGCCAAGGGTAACAAAGAAATCAAAGAGGCAAGAGAAACCATCTCTGCACTTACTCATGGAGATGTCGAAACTCTCATCGAGAAAGGCATGGAACAACACGCTAGTGGATTCGAATCTTCACCACTACAATCAAACGAATCCTAATTTTTGCTTTTGTAGGACTGCTTTGCTATCTCGCGATTCCAATCTTTGTCGCCCGGAGATGTTCAAAGTCAGAAGCAGTTAAACATCTCACACGCCCTCCGTTCCCTAGACCAAGCTCGAAGCCATGAAAAATCTGAAACTACTTACCGACAAATATAAGACCCTAACTAAACAAGGAAAAGTGATTACCTGTTTAGTGATTCTATTACTTTTAATCTTCATCGTGGATTGTTGCTGGTAATGGATAGAACATTTCTAGCAGGATTCACAGGCACTTGTGCCTCAATAGGACTTGGTCAAATTCATGCCATAGTCGGGATTATCGCTGGTCTAGCGACTATCGTCTACATGAGCATCAAGATTTTCGAACTACTTAAGAAATGACTCGTTACCGGACATATGGAAAGCTTGATGATCCGCTTCGAGAAGTAGGAGACACAGGCTTTCGTGCCTTGGCATCAAGAGACGAACCAACCCAGCTACAAGCTGGGGTGGTGAGTGAGGCAAAGAATGTACGAATGGATGATGGCAAGGTTGAGACCAGGCTAGGTCACACCACACAGATAGACCTAACCACAGGTTATCTATTGGATGAGATCGAGAACATCTTGACCGCAGAAAATGGGGATAGATTCAACAGCGAATCAGCTCAATTGTCAGAGGTCTTTAGTGCTAATTACTTTTCAGGAATAGGCATTGTGGACAGGAATCAAATCCTGATGGTGCAGGAGGATAAGATTTTATTTTGGGATGGGACTGGCAACGACTGAAAAGCGTTTCGAAACCATTTACCGACAAGACCCATTTCTTCCTGTTTATTTAAGGTTTTTCCTCACAGGTGGAAAAGGAGATTTCCCTTTCACTCTAGCATCTAGGATAGAAGCGGTTCAGTTTAATAACAAACTAATCCTTCTCACAGGCAAAGGCCCAACTCTTCCAGTAAATCTAGACTTTCTACTCGATCAAGGCGTGCAGAAGTGGGATGGAGATCCGCTGACCGAATTTGTAGTGGATGAGAGAATCCCAAATGGCGACTACGGAGTGGTAGTTGGCAATCGTTTAGCCATTCAAACTGATAACGATTCAATCAGCTTTTCCGACATTGCCGATGAAACCAACTTTGATGTCCTTAATAAATTCACATTTGGAGCTGGAGATGGAGACCAATTAGTAGGCATTGCACCAATACCTGACGATTCAGCTTTGGTATTCAAGAGAAGATCAATATTCGCAATCAGCCAACTCACCGCAATGGCTATACCTGACTCTTTCCCATATGTAGCTCAGGTGAGTCGCCAAACAGGATGCGTCTCAAGGCATTCAATTCAAAATGTGGGAAGTGCCGTATTCTTTCTAGGCGACAATGGCGTTTATTCACTCAATGTGGGTGTTGATGCTTCCAATGCTAGAGGCACACTCACACGCTTTGATCTAAAAGATCAGCCTCTATCCAAGCCAATCAACGATCAGATCCTGGCAGAGGATTTCACATTGGCTGAGGCAAATTGCAGATCAATCTTCTTTAACAACCGATACTATCTAGCTTTCAGCGATGAAGTGTCATCAAGAGTTTACATTTTCAACACCCTGATGGGAGCTTGGGAAAGCCGAGATGAATACAGCTTTCCAATTACTGACTTTATTCGGGCTAAGACCAAAACTGATTCACAGGAAAAACTCTACATTGCAACCATAGCCGGAAAGCTTTTCCGCATGGATGATGGAGTAGATGACAGCGGTGAACCAATAGAATGGGCATTAAATAGTAGAGCCTACGATAACCAAAACCTCGAAGTTAAAAACTTCCGTCGGGGATATGTTAAAGTCGAGTCATTAGACTCGACTGGCACAACAACCTTAGATGTCGAAGTAACTGACCCTGATGGAGTCACAAGCATCCCTCTAGCTCGACCAGACAATGAAGGATTCATTGAAAGGTTCACAATCGGTAAGCGAGGAAACTCGCTAAAGTACAAATTTTCAGGAACAGGACGAAATGCAATCAAGCACCTACGTGCTGAATTTATTGAGTCATCCAACAATACAATCTCAACCCACGAATAATCATGGCATTATCACAAAACAACAATCACACATTCGTTTCGGGAGAGCTAGTCACTAGTGCTAAACTCAACTCGACTAAAATCATTCAAACAGACACCGAGGCAAACAACGATGGATTCACAGGTAATCCCGGTCAGTTGACTTACGACTCCACGAACAAAAAGCTACGACTTCATGACGGCACAACGGCAGGAGGCTTAGAGGTTACTCCTACACAAGAAGGAGTTTCATTGGGAGCAGGAAGCGTGACCGAAAATATGCTCGCAACAGGGGCAGTCACCGACACTAAACTCGCAACAGATTCAGTCACGGAAGAGAAGATTTTGGATGGTGCGGTCACCGCTAGTAAACTTGCAAGCGATGCAATTTCATTAGGAGCAGGATCAGTAACATCCGAGATGCTCGCGACCGGAGCGATTGCAAGCATTGATGATATTGGAGATGTCCAAACCGCAGGGACAAGCGGAGGGGTGAATCATGCACCATCAGATGGTGACGCATTGATATGGAACGATTCTCATAGTCATTGGATGCCCGGTGAGTGGATGACAAACCGGAGGAGAAACTGGTGCAGAGGGCGTTTTCATACGGATCAAGCGGATACGCTCCTATTACATACGCCATAGTACTAACATTGGAAATCTGTCAAGATCGAGATGTAGTCATAATGTTGTTATGGGGATTCGGGTTTTGGATACATAGACAGATCCATAGTAATTTAATGTACACGGCTTATGAAGCTACCACTCAACTCAAGCTACTTCAAGGGGATAACATAATCTGGGTCAATACTTAGTCAAGGATTAACACTAGTCAATAACATAGCAGGTTATTGATATTATATCAGGGAGACTCGCGATTCACAGTTTTCAGATAAAGTTGAGGTTGCCTATATTCGGGTCAATACGATAACGCGGTTATAGTATTTCTGATGACCAACATCTCCGCAGATTTGGTGAAGAGTGGTCACCCCCCGATCACCGAAGTGATGTCTCACTACGACAACAAGCTCGATTTCATTAAGGACTTGGAGAGTTACATCCGTGCAGGAGTAATCATCTCGACCCCCAAGTTCTTCATCATGGGGAAACCTGTTGATTCGAAAGTCGATCCGAGGGGGCAATGGTATGCGGAGAATCCCGATGCATGGTTTGTAAAACTAGCGTCAGGTCGTGGGGCTATGAAGTACTTCAAGAACCTAGTTCAACCACTAAGCAAAGTAATATTCAGCCGATATAAGAACGGAGAGTTTTCGGCATTCAAGATTTATGATTGGGAGAAAATCACAAGGAGGATTTAATTATGTCAACTAATGTAGAAGCACCACCGCCACGGGATTACGGACGCGAGACTCGCGACACTCTAGAAGCACAGGTCGATTTAGCACCTGAGTTGTATGAGAGCGAAGCCGAGTTTCGTCCTCAGTATGCTGACCTGGAGAAGAGCATCATGTTCGAACAGCTTGGTATCGATCCTGATATTGGGCTACTCGAAGCATTTGAGGATTACATCGTACCATCGCAGAACGAACAGAAGAAGAAGTCAGTCGAAGGTGATATTGATATTCTCAAGACCTTGGGCAAAGACCTGATTGAAGCTCAAAGAGAAGCTGACCCATTAGCTGAGGAATTAAGGCAACAAGTACTAAGTGGTAGCAGTAAGGTATTATCTGACCTTCAAAGCGAATACGAGCAAGGTGATGGCATGACCCAGCGTGAGGCTAGGGAAGTTGACCAACAATCTCTAGCAATGGCACAGAGCCGTGGTCTGATCGGGCAAAATGCATCTGATTATGATCGAATGAAAGAGAAACTTGGTGGTGACAGAAAGGTTCGCCAACAAAGGTTGGCGAACTTGGGTCAAGGGTTTCAGAATGCATCTGCTGCCTATAGCTTAGGCGCGCAAGACCCATTACTTGCATTGACTGGTCGTGCTAGTCGCGTACCGGGCGATGTATCTGCTCAGTTTGGAACAGCAGGGTTTAGCTTAGATTCATCTCCAGCGATCTTTAACCCTGAATCTGCTTACGCTGGAGCATTAGCGACTCAGAATTACCAAGGTCAATTAGATGCTCGAACAGCAAGTGCATCAAATAAAGCTGGTCTATTCGGTGGACTACTAGGACTTGGGGGAAGTGTCCTTGGTGGTATGGCAACAGGAGGCACAGGCTTCTTTAGACCCTAGGAGGATATAGATATGGCAAGAACACCATTTTACGGAAGAACACCAGCACCGCAGATTGCGAGGATGGATATGCGTGCAGCCACAGAACCTGGAAGAATTTACAATCAGACTTTCAATAACCTTGGAAAGATAGCAGCTGATTCGATTGAGAAATTCAGAGCAAATAAGGAGAAGAAAGAACGCGAAGAGGACATTTACAAGATGTCCAAAACCTTCTTGGATCAAAATCCTGATATTGCTAAAGGTGCTTTCGGTGCTACTTCAGAGGAGGAAATCGAAGCGGTAGCCCAGGGATTCAAAAAGAATCCCGATATGCCCAAGTTGGTAAATCAGTTTTTGGTAATGTCTCAACAAGAGGAGGCATCTAAGTTAAGAGCGCGTGAATTAAAGAAAGCGAAAAGAAAGGAGAAATCTCTCGAAGGAATTTTAGAACCGGAGATAGCCGGTAAACTTTTCAAGGATGCTGAGGGATTTATTCAGTTATTCAAAGACAATAAGGTCGATGCTGAAACCGCTATTCCATTACTTCAGGCTTTTCAGAAATCAAAAAATGAAGAGGGTAAAATTTCTGGCACCACAACCGTTGTAGGTGAAGACGGAGAGACCCGTCGGATCGGTTACAATAAGCGTGGGGAAGAAGTTATCGATATGGGTAAAGCCCCAACAAATAGTTTCTTTGGTACTCCAGATGACCAAGCAAGAGCTGATGTTTACAAGGAGCGGAACAAGCGTGCATTGGACTTTATTGATAATACTAAAAGCGAGGCTCTTGCTAGTTCCAGATCCATGACCGCTGCCAAGCGGGTTTCCGACCTTTTGGATAAAGGAGTCCAGACCGGTGGAATTAATCAATTCAAAGCAAACCTCTCAACATTTGCTCAATCCATTGGGATTGAGCTGCCCGATGCTATTAAAAACGAAACGGCTAACACCCAAGCGTTGATGGCTGCAAGTGGTGAGTTTTTATTCTCAGCAATTTCGCAGACCAAGGGTTCAATTTCAGAAAAGGAGATGGATATTTTCCAATCTCTTTCACCTGGAATAACTCAATCCGTAGAGGGTAACCGTGCGATGATACAATTTGTTCAGTCAGTAGGTGAGCGTGAGAAAGTAAAATTAAAATTAATTCGTGATCTCGAAAAACAAGGCAAGATGCCAACTGAGATCCGTGGAGCTGTTGAAGACTTCATGCTTCAAAATGACATGAGCGGTAACCTTGAGGATTTCTTTGGTGAAATTGAACCAGCACCCGTTCAGCCACAACCTAATCAGTCTCAACCTCAAAAAATGACATTACCGTCCGGTGGTGTGTTCACTCCTCTTTAATCATGGGAAAGTTTGAAATTAGTCACTCTGAGATTCCACAACTCAAGGGAGTTCTTGAATTACCAGAAGGACAGGAGCCTACCGACGCTCACTTTTGGGAAGCTGCCAAAAGCGTTGTTCGTCCATACGGATTAAGTCAGTTATCCAGGGATGCAAAAATTTCAGCATACAAGAATGGATTCTTTGAAGGATCCAATTTTAATATCACAGACCAGGAGGATGACCCGGAGACTCTTCAGGATGAAACCCAAGCAGGGCTATTAACTTCAATAGGTGAGTTTCTTCAGGACTTTGGAAGAAAAGCAGATCCATTCATTTCGCCTTACAGAAAGGTTCTTACTTTGGAAGATGAGCCTGTGGCTTATGAGAAAGTTGAAAATGTAGGACAATTTAGAGAGGCGGGTAAAATTCTTTTTGGACTCCTGGATAATAGAGAAATGTCAATTGAAGGTGATCCTGTTGCTGATGCATTGAAACAAACAGGAATGCCATTCTACACCCAAAACAAAGCAGCTAGGGGAATGGTTAAGGCTGCTGCAATGGATTACGCCACGGATAATGTTGAATCATCCGTAGGGCAGGGTTTTGTGCGTGGAGCTAAGACAAGTCAATTTATTGGATCCGGTGCAAAATATCTCACTAACAAACTTCTGGTGGATGAGGATGATGACGATGATATTATTGATTATGTAGATGCTGCTATCTCATTTGATAAGATTAATTACGAATATGAGAACGCAGATGAATTAGCTGCTTTTGTTCTTGAGAACCCAATTGAATCAATAAAAGGACTAGTCGGAGTTGAATCAGACTCCTACAATTTCGATTCTCAACTTCAGCAAGATTTGAGATCCGGCTATCAGCAGCCAAGTGAAGGTCTGAGCTTCTTTTTTGAAATGGCGGGAGACCCATTAAATTTGGCAATGGCTCCGACGGCTAAACTTTTGACTGCACCTCAAAGAGCTAAACTTGCGGGTAAAATCAAACAGACCTTATTGGACACGGAAAAACTTACCAGCCAACAAGCAAGACTTCAGGCTATGAGTAAGAAACTTCCTCCTGATGCTTTGGTTCAAGGGAGAATCGCTAAGAGTTTCGAATCACTACAAGAACAACTTGCTGCCAAGCAGAAGATTTTAAATAAGTACGGTAAAGACTCACTTATTGCTCGGATGGCGGGAAAATCTTCTCCTGAAACTTTAGGAAGGGTAGCAGCTGAGACTTTAGATAAAACTACACCTGGCGGTGCCAAGGCAATGGGGATGGCGGTTGATGCGACAAGTCCGGCTTCTAAAGCCGGGCTTGTTCGTAAGGCTGCAATGGTAGCTGGTAAATTGAATCCTGAAATTACGGGTGCTACTATTGGTGGTATTATTGCCGGGGCACCCGGAGCAGCAATAGGGGCAGCAATGCCAGCTACCATTAAGGCATTAAGAGTCCTTACTTCAATCCCTGCTGATTCTGCTATTCGTTATATCATCACAGGTGCGAGAAATGCCGGTGAGGAAATTACAGAGGTAGAAGCCAGGAGAAGGTTAAATAGTCTTAAATACAAAATTGCAGGAACCCTAGGTATTGCTGGAGGAGCTGGTTTCTATTTAGATCAGGATGCCATAGGTGGAGCTGGGGTAGCTGGAGCCATTGCAACATTACTTGGGCCCAATTTTCTAAAGGCTGCTGATACGGTTGCAAGAGACGCAAGAGTTATTGGAACTGAGTTTATTTACAGCCAGACAAAAGAACCTTTCTTTCGTCGGGTAGCATTATTACCTGACGCAGACGAAGGGCTACAAGGTGCTTTGCGTGACAGAAATAATTTGTTCACCAGGGAAGCACCTAGGAATATGTTTGCCCGTGGATTGGATGCTGTAGGGACAGGCGCAAGGACTGCCACTAAAGAAGTATTTCCTAATGATATTCCGTTCCGCACAACCCAACAAGGGCAAGCGATTGGTAAAGCAAAGCCTGTTTCTAAAGCAACCAAGGGCGTTGCTGATTTCATGGATAAAACGGGTTTTGGTAGATACGCGGAAACTGCTAGTAGGTTTGGTAAGAATGTTGTAGCTGCTTCAAGTTTACCCGCGAGTATCGGTTTCATTGCTTCTGCTGGAGAACCAGCTGGAGCGGTTTCAGGAGCCATAATGGCAGCACCCTTTACGGCAATCGGTACGGGTGCTGGAATGTACCAGCAGTACAAATCCAAAGGGGATCTATTTCAAAAAATGATCGGTGATGAGCAATATTACCGTGACCATTTAAATTCTAATGAGAAAGCTGAATTTGATCAGATGCCAGCTTCTACCAGGATGATGTTAGCTGGTTATAGTCTTTCCCATCCTGATGTCGTTTTCACTCCATCAGACCGTGGAGCGGGTTCATTCAATCCATCCACGATGGAAATTACTTACAATCCCAAAGCACCTGGCACTTTAATCAGGGGAGCTTTAGCTCATGAGATTTCACACTTTGTTGAGACTCATGGATTGGTGCCGGCAGTAAATAGAATCTTGTTTGGTGACCCTTTAACCGGACTAGACGGAATCTATGCGAAATACGATGAGAATGGAAAAGTTACCTACAGCGAAGAGTTTTACGGTGGTGTAGACAAAGATGGTAAGTATGTCGAAGGACTTCGTGATATTTACCTTGGACGCTTACGGGAAGATATTTCTGTTCGCCCTGAAGATGTAGCTAGGTATGAAGCTGACCCCACACTTATTGGTCGTGAAATCTTTGCAGATCATGGTGTTGATTACCTTTTATCCGGTCAACGCGAAGCGGTTTTAAACCGTGGACCCCTTGGCAAACTAATGTTTGCCACGCTTGATGGCATGATAAATGTCTCATTCCTTAGAGACTTTGCCCTGAAGATCCAGCAACCTCTCAATGCTCGAGGTGATATTCTTAAAACTACTGATCTCTTTAAAGGAAAACTAAAACGGATCCCAGAGTTAGATCGATTGATTGAGCAGTATTACAAGGATGTCAGAGGTAAGCGAAAATCAGAAATTGAGGGTGTAGAAATAACTGACCCGGCAACCGGAAGAAAAACAACCCAACGGGGTGCCAGACCAATAGACGATGATTTTGATGTTGTTTACACCGTTGAGGATCAAAAGAACCCAATCGTTCAGGAAATCCTGGATACCGGTGGAATTTATGCGAAGGATCCGGATGGTAAAATTATCCTGGATGCATCTGGGGCACCTAAAGGTTTGACCAAAGGGGAACTTCAAAAGATCGACCGCAAAGCGGGAGATCATGCTGCAAATGTTTTTGAACGAAATGGAATTGAGGTCGAAACGGACATTGATGGAACACGATTTGTCAGAGACATTAATAATTTACCAGATGAAGTAATTGACCAACTTGCCCAGGGTCCCTGGCATCCAAGACAAATTGATGCTATGCGTCAAATTAGCCGTTCGCTTCGCCAGGGTGACGGTGAAAGGGCAGGGCTACTCCTAGGATACTTTGCTGCATCACAAGGCAGAAAACCTAAAGCAGTACCCTTTAAAGTGCGTCCAGCATTGCCTTACGGCTTCGAGCTAACCAAGCAGGGTAATATTCTCATTAGGCTGCATGAAAGAAATCAATTAATCAAAAATCTTGAGTTCTTGAAGGGGCACCCAGATTTACCGATAGAGCTGCGTGGAATGTATGAGAATCTATTTGGCTCCGACAATAAGGTCTGGGAAGCGTTCCACAATTACAGAAACAATACAGCTGCCGGAATCGATGGTAGAACAGGGTTGGATCCAGATCCATTGATAGCTGATAAGAAACTGAATTTTCTGAATGCTCTGCACGGTGCTATTGATAAAGCCCAGGTTGCGAGAAACCCTGTTCTTGATTCGATTGGATACAAAAGAGCATCTTCGAATAATGCCAGGGAACCGTTTGGGGCAGCGACCAAGACTTTCCGTCTTGATCGTATTTTTAGTGCTACTCGTTCAGGTCAATCATCTGGATTTAATCTTGAGCGTATCAAACAATTGATGAATCCAGGTGGTGATGAATTATTTATTCCATTGGGTGAAGCGGATGTTCCTTTGATCTTGGAATTAATCCAACAAAACACGGGTGGATTCACGATGGATATGCTCGGAAGGTTTCCAAAGAAGGGTGTGGTAGTAGCTCCAGAGAAAAACACAGAGTTTGTCATAAATCAGAAAGAATTGGATTTGAATGAACTCAAGGGATACCTTGAAAGAAATGCCCAGCTATTTGAACGAGAAGGTGCCCACATTGGTGGGTGGAGAAATCCAGACACCCTGGACTTTATGCTGGATGTATCCTTTCCCCTTTCGGAAAGAGACGCTTACCGTCATGCAATCTGGGGAGACCAGGATGCAATATTCGACATTGAAAGTTTAACAGAAATCTCAACTAAAGATGAAAACAACAGACCAAAACTCCCAGCCGACTTCGGAGAAACCGTCGAGCAAGTACTCAAACAAAGACCTAGTGATCTTGGAACCGCTGCGGAAAGATCCTTCAGAGAATCCAGCCCAATTCGCGACGAGAGCATTGAAGCAAATCGAAGAAAATCTGAGGGCTTACAAGGAGAAGCACGGGACTCTGAAGCAACCGGGCGCCAAGAGAAGGATTTAGACGAAGATCTCCTTATGCCCGGGATCACCCGGGATAGTGTCATCCTTTCAGATGGCACCGTTATTGAAACCGGTAAGAATCCAAGAAAGGTTTACCAGGGTGGTGGAGTTTATTCGACTAGAGAGACTCGTCCCGAGTCTCATGCGGAAGCACTCTTTGATTGGGTTAAGGCTAACAAGGATAATCCTTTAGCCAAAAAGATAGATTTCAAGGATCAGGAAGATTACTTCGAACGGACTGAATTTGATAAGATGCGGGAAGCCCAGCAAGCTGGCTTGCTTGTCAGGGCAAAAGTAGCACCTGGGGGTAAGGTAATTGTCCAGGGTGACCCTAAGAAACTGACCAAGGCTCAGAAAAGGATTTTGGAGAATGATTCTTTTGAGAAACAAAAGCTGACCCAATTCGAAAATATTTACACAGGTAAAACTAGCACCATGTTCGATCCTCGAGGTGAATCAGGTGATTACCTCATGCCTTTACTCCAAGATGTAAGAGCATTGAACCGAACTAAGGAAAAGGTAACTACCAAGACAGAGCAGGAGTTCTTTCAGGTAATCTACCCCAAGATGCTTAAAAAGGTAGGTGGACAATTCAAAGAATCTACTAGAAATCTAAGGGCAGCTGCAAAGGCAGCTGTGCAAGATGTGGTTCCTTTCCTCAAGGAAAATCCTATGTTCAAGGATTTCTACAACGAGGACATGAAGTTAACTCGCGAAAGGCTGGACGAAAGGTTTGGTGGTATCGACGATGATCAGTTCGAGTTATTCAAATTGGCTATCGGTCTATTTTCTCCGCAAACTCAACTCACTACAAATGTAGCCGAAGCCGTTTTCGCTACAGATGAATACATCAAGAACGGAAATCTAGATCGAATTAGAATGGGCGTAAGTCCTAAAGGAAGAGATGTCATGATTGATAGTCCCTTCTCAATCAGCTCACCCTCTGCTTCTAATAAAGCAAAGACGATGTCTGTTTTAAACGAGTTGATAAAACGAGAAGGCTCGGTTTTGAAAGCTTCTAAAATGCTTCAGGACACAGCAACATTGAAGGAGCTGGATGAGTTCAAGAAAGGTCTTGGGTACGCTGGAGGAGTTGGTGATAGAGGTCAGGTACGCAAGATTGTCATGCAAGCAACAGGTCAGGATAAGCAAATACCTAGAGCATTTATCTTTGGACCCAAAGTTGGAGCATTCACAATGAATGCTTTAGGTCGATACGAGTACAACACGATTGATGTGTGGGAGTCTCGCTTTATAAGATCTTACTTCAGAGGAATGTTTGACCAAAGAACCGGGCTTGCGGGTCCCGTAGATGAACACGCCTTCATGGTCAGGTTCACGGAAATGTTTCAAAAAGAATTTGAGGCTATGACAGGAGAGCAGCTTGAAACCTCTGCCTTGCAAGCGACAAGATGGTATTACATGATTAACCTAGCCAAAGAACTTGGCTACACAGGAGCAAAAACAGATGACACAATCTCAGGATACACCAAAACAGGAATTGAACTACTCGGATCTGATTCAGGAAGTGGGGGACAGGGCGATAGCTCGTCTGGAGGAGGAGTTCGGAGTGAAGCTGCGAGACAAGCACTTGCTGCCTCAGAAAAGACGGGAAGCAAAACAGGAATCGCAGAAACAAAAAAAGCCTCGGACTTAGGATTCCTCATGCCCCAGGGGGCAAGAACATCTACTCCTAGGATCCGTCCACCCCGACAACGCTCCATGAATAGATTCATGGCACCACCGGCTGCTGCAAAAGCAGCCGTGGCGGGTGAGACTTTGGAGAGGTTTAGGCGGTAAATTCGTTAGAGTCTGACAAGTATTAGTTAGTCTTTTTGAGGGCGATACGGAAGCCATTTTGAGGAATGGCCCCCCCCCCCGCTTCCGGAACTGTCCAATTTCTTAATGCAGAACGAGTACTCTCTAAATCAGTTTCAAAACAACCACCACGAAGAATTTTGTAGGTAGTAAAATAATCTGGGTTATCGAATCGATGCGACCAATTTGCAGGAACAGAAGGGTATTCAATCGCCCAATCCTTACAAAACTCCCAAACATTTCCATGCATATCGTAAAACCCCCATTGATTCGGACTATACTGTCCTACTTCAATCTTTTGCTGGAAGCCAGAGCCATGCCCATCGTAGGCAAAATTTGCTTGTGTTTGTGTGAGGGTATTACCAAAGGAAAAAGGAGTTGTAGTACCAGCTCTGCAAGCATACTCCCATTGTTCCTCAGTTGGAAAATCAAACGCCCATCCAGAGTTTAGTTGCCCTACTTTTTGTGAATTTAAATTAGAGATAACGCGATTCGCTTTATCCCAATTCGTACTAACAGGAAGATTTGGGTTTTCACTCCCAGGGTAAGGGGGGGGTGTAGAAACTGCATCCCATTGACCCTCTGTAAATTCATACTTACCCAAGTAAAATCCTTGATCTATGGTAACTAGGTGCTGGGTTTCTCTTGGAGTATGTCCAATTTCATTTTCAGGGCTACCCATCATGAAAGACCCCGGTTCAACCCAAATCATTTCTAGGTTCACGGTGGTGTTTAAGTCTACATTAAGAGTGCTAGGCGGGCTTTGTGGATCGAATAATGTAGATGCAGTTTGATCTACTTCAAACTCTGCCCACTCTTTAGTGCTTTGTCGGTAGGCATAAATTTTACCATCGCTCGATCCTCGAAGGTATAGCCAATCCTTTGACATATTATCCCACACCCAAGGGTAGTGTTCGTAGTAAAGCCAAGTTTTGCCACTACATACCACAAAAGTAGTGAGGGAAAAAATAATTACTTGGAGGAATATTTTCATTCCTAAAAAAAACACCCATTCTATCGGATCGTCAAATCCGATTAGAATGTATACCTTTTTTGCAGGAAAATTTAGGTGTTGTAGCTGCCTAAGTGGCAGGAAAGATCCTAAACCACTTCTTTGCCTCAAGAGTAGTCACCCCAATGTCGTAGTTTTGATGGAACACCTTTGGAGTGTTGCCACCCCAATTACACGCTTTCTCGACCGTGTGGAGCTTGGCGTAGCAAGACAAGCAAGCGTGTCTTGCACCATTACTTATCCATTCAGGTCTTTTCTCGTCATCACAAATGTCCTTCAGTTTACTTAGGTCATCTACTTTGAGGCTATCGAACTCGACCTTCTCGCCCTTTCGGTTCTTTTTGAAAGTAGTCAGGCTAGATTTTTCGACCCTGAATCCAGCTTTTGCACGGATGTAATCGTATTTCTTTCTCCAATTCTTCGGAGCTATTTCACCAGATTCTTTTTTGTACTTAGTCAAAAAAGCAACCAGGTTTGCGGGGACAATTTGATGTTCTGCGCCATGCCTTCTTTCCACGAAGTCTGACCTCGATGATTTGCACAGGGGTTGCCATCTTCGTCCTCATCCTCATCCCAGATCAGGTAATTTTCGTTTTCACCTCTATCATTCTTATTCCAAAGAAGGGGAGGGATCTTACCACCGGTTTGGTTGTTACCGGTGATTTCTTCAGTCCTCAGACCGCCAAACAAGGATAAGGCAAAGAAAGGTACCAACTCACCGTCAAAAGCCTTTTCTGCCTCACGGATAATTCTCTCAGCCTCGTCAGCGGTAAAACCGATCGGATCCTTGGTATCTTTACCAGGTCTTGAAACACCCGCTAAAAGATTAGCAGCACACTTTGCTGGCTTACATCCGGATGCCCAATTGATGAAAGAGGTGTAGGTTTTATGGATCCCGTTTTGTGTGGTTTGTGATGTACCTGGTTTGTTGATGAATTGTTTGAACTCATCCTGGCTGACCTGATTGAGGAATTTATTCAGGGAGGCAAATGAATCGGGTTTTGGTTCGTACTTTTTGGTTTCCTTATTTTTGAGTAAACCGAGATCACGGGCAATGTTGGCGATGTAATTTGTACCCTTACCTTCGTCCTTCTTAAATTGGATGTATTCTTGAATCGCATCCAATACCAATATCTCGACATGATCGTTGCTGTGGTATCTATCCGCAGCATAACTAACTGCCTTCAGAAGAGTCCAATCTTCAGGTAATCTTTCCTTCAAAATTTCGATGGCTCGATGGTATTCACCTTCCTCAACTTCGGTGAAAGAACTAGGTCTGATATTAGCCTTCTTGATATTAGCTAAATTGGTACCCTCGATGCGCTTTTCATCGGCACATTTTTCGGCCTTCAAGGAGTCAGTAAATCGTTGACGAAAGACGGTACCGTTTGGTAGCCTACAATAGACTTCGTAAGTCGTTTTATTAACCCCCTTGATTTGTTTAATGGAAACACGCTTCTCCGGATCCCAGATATTTTGTGATGTCGCAATCAT